GCTGGTTCTGCCCGCAAGGCGGAACTATCCTTGACCCGTTCGCGGGCGGCTCGGTGCGCGGGATTGTGGCGTCACGGCTAGGGCGGCAATACATCGGCGTGGAGTTGCGCGAGGAACAAGTGGCGGCAAACCGTTTGCAGGGAGATCAGCTTTGCGCCGATTTGCCGCCAGTCTGGCACACAGGCGACAGCCGGAACATTGATCGCATATGCGCAGACGTGGACGCGGACTTTGTTTTTTCCTGCCCGCCGTATGCCGATCTTGAGGTCTACAGCGATGATCCGAATGACTTGTCAACGCTTCGTTATGAGGACTTTCGGCCCGCCTATTTTGACATTATCGCCAAGGCTTGCAGACGCTTGAAACAAGACCGCTTCGCCTGCTTCGTCGTGGGCGATGTGCGCGACAAGAAGGGCAATTATTACAACTTCGTCGGGGATACAGTCGAGGCGTTTAGGGCGGCGGGGCTGCACTATTACAATGAGGCGATACTCGTCACATCTGTCGGTTCGTTGCCGATCCGCGTCGGGCGGCAGTTTGCCAGCGGGCGCAAGCTGGGCAAGACGCACCAGAACGTGCTGATTTTTGTGAAGGGCGACGGCAAGCGGGCCACAGAAGCCTGCGGCTCGGTTGAGGTGCATATTCCTGACGCTGAAAATGCTGATCTTGGCGAGGAACTGTGACGCCGCCAGTCGTAACATATCACGGCGGAATTGCCGTTGCGCGGGACGATCTGTTTCCGGGTGGCACGAAGGCGCGTTTCTTGCCGGTGCTGTATCAGGACGCGGACGAGGTGGTCTATGCCAGCCCGGCAGAGGGAGGTGCGCAGACGGCCCTTGCGCACACGGCTGCAACGCTCGGTAAACGCGCAACAATCTTTGTCGCCAAGCGCAAGCAGCCGCACGACAGGGCGCTAGAGGCAAAGCGCGTAGGCGCGAAGGTCATGCAGGTGCCGCACGGCTATCTGAACGTGGTGCAGGCGCGGGCGCGCGAATACTGCCAGCGCACAGGGGCAAAGCTGGCACCTTTCGGCGTCAACTTGCCTGAGGCTATCGAAACAATAGCGGCGGCTGCGCGAGCGACAAGGCTTGAGCCTGACGAGGTATGGTGCGCCAGCGGTTCCGGCGTATTGGCTCGAAGCCTAGCGCGGGCATGGCCCAATGCTCGGCGGCATGTGGTGCAGGTGGGGCGAGATTTGACGCCGCAGGAAGTGCATGGCGCCACGATCCACAAGGCGGGCATGCCTTTTTCAAAAGCGATCAAGGGCCAGCCGCCTTTCCCTTCATGCCCGCACTATGACGCAAAGGCTTGGAGGATATGCAAAGCCCGGCATGGGGCCGGGCTGGTGCTTTTCTAGAATGTAACGGGGCCAGCGTGCCCTTAGAGGTTGCAGATGTGGGCGCTGTTTCCAGTGGCGGTGATGGCGTAAATCATTGTTCGTCCATCAGCGTAGCGCGCAGCCTCGGCTTCAGCTTCGGCGCGGCTTGTATGATCCGTGCGGACGCGATTGCGACCAAATCCACGCACTGCGGTAAAGCTGACAGCGTTTTCAAGGCAAAAAATTTCGTGCGGGTTTTGTTTCATGATATCCTCCTGTGTGCTACTTACTCTGCCGAAGACAAAACAAAACGCAACCATTTAAATTGAGAAAATGACCCGAGGACGCCGGCCCAAGACCCTCACCGATGAGCAGCGCGCCCAAGTCGAGGCCCTGGCCGCGTATCTGACGCAAGAGCAGATCGCGGATTACTTCGGCATAGGCAAAACAACGTGGTTTGCCATGCTAGACCGCGAGCCTGAAATTTCCGAACGGTATAAAAGAGGCAAGGCAAGGGCTATCGGCGCAGTGGCGCAAAGCCTGATCCAGCAGGCCCGCGACGGCGATAAGGTGGCCGCGATGTTCTACCTCAAAACGCAAGCGGGATGGCGCGAGACAGCACAAGTAGATCACACGTCTAGCGATGGCAGCATGACGCCCACCACCATCATCATCAAAGGGGCGGATGGAAGCGGTAATTGAGATACCGCCCTCCCTTGTGCCGATATTCACGCCCGCGCGTGGGGCCGTCCAGTATCGAGCGGCATACGGCGGGCGCGGATCGGGCAAGTCGCAGACTGCGGCCCTCATGGCGGCTGTATGGGGCTACGCCGAGCCGCTCCGGGTTCTCTGCACCCGTGAATTGCAGGTCAGCATCAAGGACAGCTTCCATCGCGAGATCAAGGACGCCATTGATCGCACGCCCTGGCTCGCTGCACACTATGACGTGGGCGTGGATTACCTGCGTGGCCGCAACGGCACCGAGTTCATATTTCGGGGCCTGCGGCACAATACGTCCAGCATCAAGTCGCTTGCGGGGATTGACCTGACCATTGTCGAGGAAGCCGAAGACGTTCCAGAGGATAGCTGGCTGGCGCTGGAGGCAACCGTGTTCCGGCAACCCAAATCCGAGCTATGGGCGATATGGAACCCGCGCGTTGACGGTAGCCCGGTGGATAAGCGGTTTCGCAAGTCGCCACCTGACAAGGCGCTGATCGCCCGCATCAACTACGACATCAACCCATTTTTCCCCGAGGGGCTAGAGGCTCTACGCCAGAGGGAGCAACGGCGCCTTGATCCGGCCACATATGCCCATGTGTGGGACGGGGAGTATCTGGAAAACAGCGATGCACAGGTGTTCGCGGGCAAGTATGAGATTGCCGAGTTCGAGCCTGGGCCATCCCATAGCGGCCCATACTTCGGGCTGGACTTCGGTTTCGCGCAAGACCCGACAGCGGCGGTGGAGTGCTACATTCACGGGGACCGGCTGTATATCCGTCGAGAGGCGGGGCGGATCGGGCTGGAGCTAGACGACACATCCGCCTATGTGCGCGAGGCAATGCCGCTCATGGCGCTGCACAATGTCAGGGCGGATAGTGCGCGCCCCGAGAGTATCAGTTACCTGCAACGCCACGGCTTGCCCAATATCAAATCGGTGAAGAAATGGTCGGGATCGGTGGAGGACGGCATATCCTTTATCAAATCTTTCGCCCGTGTTATTATCCATCCGGAATGCCGTGAAACCGCGCGAGAGTTTCGGCTGTATTCGTATAAGCAGGACCGCCTGACCGGAGACATCATGCCGAAGCTGGTAGACGCGCACAACCACTACATTGACGCCCTGAGATACGCATTGGAGCCTATGGTGGGCGGATCTGGCGACGTGTTTGGAGTGCTATAGATGGCCTGGCCCTTTACCCGTCGCGAGACGAAAGAACACCCGAACGGCGGCGCTTTCATGGTGCCCATGGGCGAAACGTGGTCCCGCAAGTCCAGCGCACAGGACTACATCCGCGAGGGCTACCAGCTAAACGTCATCGTCTACCGCGCGATAACGGAGATCACCAAAGCCGCCGCGTCAATCGAGATTGAACTGTATGGCCCGAACGGTGACGCTATCGAGGGGCACCCCGCGCTTGACCTGCTAAAGCGCCCGACGCCTTCGATGACTTGGGATGCGTGGGTTGCCGAAATGCTGGTCAACCGAATGCTGTTCGGGGAGATGGCGGCAGTCTCGGGCAACGCGGGCATTCCGGCGGAAATCTGGCCGCTCAATCCCGCGCATATCAAGGTGGTGCCCGGTCGCGGCGGATTGCCGTCCGAGTATGTGCATGAGGTCAACAACTCAAAGCGGGCCTTTCAGGTGGACCGCCTGACCGGCCAAAGCGAGTTGATGTTTGTCAAAAACTACAACCCAGACGACTACTGGCGCGGGCAATCGCCTCTCATGGCGGCTGCGCTGGCCGGTGACACGCATAACGCGGGGATGCGCTGGAACTACAGCCTGTTGAAGAACAGCGCCCGTCCGTCCGGTCTGGTGCGCTTCAAGGGCGGGTATCCCGGCGGCGAGGTAATCCAGCGGATGCGGGAATACTTCAAGGCCCGCATGACCGGCCCGGAGAACGCCGGGGAAATACCCATGCTGGCCGAGGATGCAGAGTGGGTCCAGCTTTCGCAATCGGCGCGCGACATGGACTTTTCCAATACCATGCGCGAGATGGCGAAATACATTGCGTCAGCGCTGGGCGTGCCCCTGCCGTTGATCGACAACGACGCCAGCACGTTCAACAATATGGAGCAGGCCAAGCAGCGGCTCTACACGGACACGGTTATCCCCGTGCTGGATGAACTCATTTCCGCGCTCAATAACTGGCTTATGCCCCGGTTTGGCGATGGGCTGGAGCTGCGGATTGATCTGGATACCATCCCGGCGCTGGAAGACCTGCGGGAGCGCATGTTCAATCGTGCAGTGAAGGCCTACGAAAAGGGCGTGCTGACCCGTCAGGAAGCCCGCGAATTGATGGGGTATGAGCCGGAAGCGGATGGGGAGTTTGCGGTTTCTCAGCCGACCATCCCGCCTGATGACATGAAGGCGCTGGCCTACGGGCTGGACTTTGACACCAAGGCCGAGGGCCACAAGCCGACCGAGGAAATGGCGAACGCGGCGCGGCGTGCGCTGGAGTGGCGCAAGGAGCATGGCCGGGGTATGACGCAAATCGGCGTTGCGCGCGCCCGTGACATATCCAACCGGGCCAACCTCAGCCTTGAAACCGTCAACCGCATGGTATCTTTCTTTGCGCGCCATGGCGTCAACCGTGACAAGCACTACAGCGCCAAGGAGC